TAAGAGCCGACCTGCGTACTCCGCCAACAACTACCACATCAGCCACCTTACACATGAGATCATGGCACTCTATGCTGGATAGTTTACGCCCAGCAGCCTTCTTAAACATATTACAGGTAAATGTAAACAAGTCATCAAGAGGTTCAGGACCACTAGCCCTACCTCCAAAGGTCTTTAGTTTAGCTCCAGCAGGACGTACCTTGGACATGTCCCATCGGGGTAACATACCAGCATAGAGAAGATTGATAAGCTCCTTGAAGCCTCTGAACCATCCTTCTTTACTATCCTGAACTATGATTGTTGTCTCGCTCTCTTCAACCACGTCAGGCACAGAAGGAAGCTGATTAACATACTGTCTTTCAACTGAGAAGCCAACGCCCGTCCCATGCATTAAGATATAGAGACATTCATCAAAGGCTCTTGGGCTGTCTACAGGTAGATAAGAACAGTTGTATGCTGCTATATGATTACGTTCCAGTGCTGGTCCGGCAGTCATCATTGCTCTCATGGATGGCATAATTTTAAGAGAAGTGAGAGCTACATACAGATCTGTAAACAACTCCTTTGTCATGGAGTAATCATGATTATCCTTAATGAAGGATCTGTAGAAACTAAGGAGACGATTAACAGTTTCTCCCCAAGTCTCTCTTCTTTCCTCCTCTTCTGACCAACGACTGTACCGTGATTGGTGTATAAAAGATTGATAATCAGTCGGCAACATTATCTTCGTCATCTCCCTCTT